AATTCAGCAATTAAGATTGTTGGAACGTAGGCACAAAAAAAGGCCCTTAAGGGCCTCAATCAAATAATTCATTCATGCCGCATTTATTGATAAGCGCTACGAGTTCAGACTCTCGACTCTCCAATTCTGCAATCCCTAGGTCGATTCTGGCAATCTCAGAATCTGAAGCAATACATTCAGGAGATTCAGCAAACGTTTTCAGACGTTTCATGCTTTGAAGCGTTTTTTTGGCTTCAATCAAACTGTCCAGGTGCTCACGAGCCTCTCCTAAATCTGAAAAATGCAGATCTGCCCATGTGCAGTCTGCTAGTGTGAATTCGTGCGCTGACATAATAAAACTCCTGTTAAGTAAAAAGAAGACCGCCAAATTAATGGCGGTCGCTAATGTCCCAGACGCCACAATTCAGAGGATGATTGATCTCTTCTAGTCTTTGGCGTCTCTCTAGTCTTGCTTGCTTAAGTTTGTTTGTTGCAATGTTAGCGACAACTCGCTTAAGTAGCGCTTCAGTTTCTGAATCACTGGCAGCGATCCATACACCGACGGATTCAAACTGTTTCATTGTTTAAAAGCAAATTTGCAGTGTTTTTGTGTGTACCATGTGCAAGAAAGGCGATTATCACCTTTGATCCTCGCTTGTGGCACAACATGCAGCGATTGCAGTCCGTATCCGTATCCCGCAATTGAGCAGGGCAGACTTTAACCAAGTTTTTTTCAGGCGTTCTCCACACTGTCCGGTTTTCTTCGCTGTTAACAGCTAAGACAGCTGGAAAACCTGAAGCAATCGCAAGGTCTGCAGATTCTTCGGTTTCCGTAGAAACGTTGATTCTGAAGCCTCCGCGATTAGCGCGCCTTAAAAGCTTCGCATTATCGCCGATGGTGTGATCATGGTGCGTATAGGTCCAGGCTTGCAGTCTACGGGCTTTGATAACAGCTAAAAGGCCATTAATAAAAGCACGTGATAATTTGCCTGAGTTAGCAACCAAATCACCCGCTTGATTCAACCTTAAAGGTGATCCAAACGGCAAACTTAAAAGATCATCTAGATGATCCTTCCATTGTTTGGAGCGGCGACCGTCAGACACAGCAGACCAATGCAACGCTAATGGTCCAGATGCTGCATAGCAAACTGCTTTCATTCCACAGTTAGTGGGGCAACTATTTTTTGATGTTGTCGTAACTGCGATCGGTCCTGTCTTTTTGTTAGACGAGACTCGCGACAGATGAAAGAGTGTTTCTTTTAATGGCATAATAAAACCCGCCAAAATGGCGGGTGATAACGTTAATCGATGACACGGACATAGGCTTGAGAGCCGCTATGGCTCTCAAAGCTCATGTTGTTTACCGCGATAACAGCGAAGCCGCTAGCTGCTACGTAGGCAGCTAGCAATGAAAGAAACGTTCTCATGATGCTGCCTTAGCGTCTGCCTTAGCGTCCTCCTTGCGGTTTAGATCTGTAAGCATTGCCAGCAAGCGGTCACGATCCCAGCGAGAGATTCGCTCGGTTGTGTACTTTTCGATGGCTTCATGCACAGCACCATAGGGCACTTCTATCGTCACACTGTTGCCGGATGTTTGGCAAGTCGCGACAATGCGACTCCCAGCGATCTCGACTTGTCCAGTGGTGACACTGTGAACCGTTTGTGTTCTGGTTTCCATTGTGTTTGGTGGGTAGGCTCTCTGTGTTTGCTGATAGCGTTGTCTGTGAACGACTGAATCGCTGGAGGGTTTGTCAAGTCTGGGAGGTTTAACCCGCAGCGCTTGAAGAATCCAGCGGATTGCTATCAACGGTGTATGCAGTTGTCTAGGTGCGAGCGAGAGACGGGATGAATCCGATCCCTCTCGTCTATCCTATCACATTAGAAACGTTCAGGACAGGCAGTCAACGAAAGAAAAACAAAAATCTTTTTTCCGAAAAACCAAAAATGTTTTTTCGGAATCAAAAAAATGCTTTTTTCCCTTCGACATTATTAGTCTAGCACTTGAAAGCCCTATTTAGGGGCAGGGTAGCAAAACTTAACAAACGCGCGCAGTGGCCTGGTACCCTGCACATATATCCGCTAAACAGTATTCGTGTGCTAAAAAGCCCCTTAAGGGGGGCAGGGGTTTGAGATTGCTGGAGCGACAGCTAGTCGTCTTTATTTTCAATCGAGATTTTAAGTTCAGGCGCTTGGATATTGACAGTTTCGACTGATTCACCAATGACGCGACCAATGGAATCAAGCACTTGGCTTGCGGTTTGCAGTTGTCCTTTCTTCAGAGCTTGATTAAACAGCTTGGTACGCATGTGTTGAAGACGTGCGAGCATATTTTCGCGATCAGCTTTCCAGTCTTCATCAACGATTTTTTTGACATCTGCCCAATCACGCCAAGCGGTTATGACCGAGACCTGTTCTTTCTCAGCATGATCGTAAACAAGGGCTGTTGAGGACAGTCCTTCTAGCTGACGCTTGTAAAGGCGACGAACGCGACCTTGCTTAGCTTCTGATTGATCAGGTTGCATTACCGCTCGACCCTGTTTCTTTGGATGATAACTTGTTATGTGACGTTATGGAACGACTTAGTGGGGGGTAGGGGTTGAAAACCTGTGTAATGTAATAGGCATGAGCACAAAAGCAGAGCCCATAAACCTTCGTTGGGCACAAGGACAGGTTTATTCGAGCGAAAAGCGCTTTCGAGTGCTTGTAGCGGGACGCAGGTTTGGAAAATCGTACTTGTCATGCGTTGAGTTATTACGTGGAGCGATTGAGAGGCCAGGGGAGACGTTTTTTTATTGTGCTCCGACGTATCGAATGGCAAAGGACATTGCTTGGAGAGCATTAAAGAAGTTGGTACCGAGGGTATGGATCAAAACTAAGAATGAAACGGACCTTCGGATTGAGCTTGTAAATGGTTCAACGATTGAATTGAAGGGTACTGAGAACGCAATGGCACTAAGGGGTCGAAGTTTGAGTGGTGTGGTGTTAGATGAAGCTGCATTTATGGATGCGGAGGTATGGTTTGAGGTAATTCGACCAGCTTTAGCGGATAAGGAGGGGTGGGCGTTATTTATTTCAACACCAGACGGCACTGCAAGTTGGTTTTATGATTTGTGGTGTTATGTGCCAGAAGATGAAACAAAAGAGTGGCAAAGGTGGAGTTATACAACGATCGAAGGAGGAAACGTCAGCAAGCATGAAGTCGAAGCAGCCCGCGCTCAACTTGATACGCGCACGTTCCGCCAGGAATTCGAAGCGTCCTTTGAGAACTTAACTGGTTTGGTTGCAATCAGTTTTTCGGACGAAAACATTTCAACCGAAGCGAAGGATATATCGATCCAACCGTTATTGCTGGGGGTAGATTTTAACGTTGATCCAATGAGTGGCATTTGCGCGATCAAAGATTCTGACACGCTTTATGTATTTGACGAAATTACGTTGACAGGTGGAGCGACGACATGGGATTTTGCAGATGAGGTTACGCGACGATATGGAGTAGATCGCAGAGTTATTGCATGTCCTGACCCAACTGGCGGCGCAAGAAAAACGAGTGGTGTTGGTGTGACAGACCACGCAATTTTGAGACGTAGCGGCTTCACGGTTCAAAGTCCTAGATCACCGTGGAAGATCCGAGACAAGATTACAGCCGTCAACACCGGTCTAATGGATGCTTCTGGAACGCGAAGGGTCAAGATTCATCCAAAGTGCAAAGAACTTATTAAATCTCTAAGGACATTAACGTATGCACCGGGGACTGGCTTGCCTAACAAAAACTTAGGAGTGGACCACGCCTTTGATGCGTTCGGTTATTTAGTTTTACAACAATTTAATTTGGCTAAGCCAGAGACGATGGGTACTACGTCTTACCGGCTGTATTGAAAGGATGTTTTAGCGTCATGTTGGCACTCTGACTTGATCGCCAATCCAGTGCAGATAGGTGCCGATATTTACCTCTGGTCCTTGCGCGGTGTACCACCGATATTCGCAAGAGTTGCAAGCACGACGACGCACCTTTTCGTAAGGCCCTTCAACAGTTGTTTTCGTCGTAACGACACGCACCCTGAACGACCCGCATTTTGGACACTTCAACGTGTTTGTTTATTGGTACGAAAGGCTAGGATAGGTCAAAGCCAAGCTTCGTCATGCCCCAAGGTCGCGGAACTTACGGAAGCAAAAAGGGTCGTCCTGCCAAGAAGAAAAAAGGGCTGTACGCAAATATCGCAGCAAAAAAGAAGCGAATTGCGGCTGGATCTGGTGAAAAGATGAGAAAACCGGGCGATCCTGGCGCTCCAACAGCAAAAGACTTTAAGAAATCTGCCAAAACCGCCAAAAAACCACCCAAAAAGAAAAAGTAATGGCTGAAAAGAAAAAACGCAAAAAGGGGCCAAATCTTAGTGTTGGCCGTGGTGAAAAGCTTCCAGCAAGTAAAGGTGCAGGATTGACTGCAAAGGGGAGGGCTAAATATAATAAAGAGACTGGTTCAAATTTAAAAGCACCTGTTACCGGCAAGCCTAAGACCAAAAAAGAAGCAGCACGTAAGAAATCTTTCTGTGCTCGTAGCAAAAGTTGGACTGGCGAACGAGGCAAAGCTGCTCGAAGGAGATGGGGTTGCAACAACTAATCAGCGGTTAAAATAATGACATGACTTACTCCGTCCCAGGGCTCGTTCGGACCCATTTAGTCAGCAGCTCCTATATGGGGAGTATTGACAGTCCCTTTGTCCGAACACGGGCAGTGATTGACCAGATGAAAAGCTGGGAAATTATGAAAGCCGTGGTTTCCGGTACTGAGTATTTACGTGATAACAGCGAAGCATTCCTGCCATTAGAGCCTCGCGAAGATTATTCGGCGTATTTAGCGCGTGTCAACCGTGCTGTTTTCACGCCTTACACCCAGCGACTTATTGCTGGTGCGGCGGGGTTAATTTTGCGTAAGCCGATCAGTATTGAAGGTGATTCGTATTGGACAGAAATTTTCAACAAAGATGTTGATGGTTGTGGGTCAGATTTAGACGAATATGCACGTCGTCTGGTTATTTGGGCATTAACCTATGGTCACTCCCATATTTTAGTTGATTTTCCCGCTCCAACAGATGCTAAAAGCCTTGCAGAAGAGC